GACCAGTTACAAGTATGTCTAAAGAAACAATTACTGGGTACGAGGTTGAGATCACTACGCCGTCAGTGCCACACAGTGGGTCGTGTGTGCTGTGCGATGACGGGTGGCGCTACCTAGACACATCGGCTATGTGTCCCTCAAAGCAAGAATTAGAGGATGTGGTATATGCGCGTAACCAAATTAACTTATCGATGTTCGCAGAAGAGTCGGTCGTTTGGTCAGCCAAGTATCGGTTCGAGATCAAAAGGTCAGTACTGGTGGTAAAATGAGGGAATTACACGCATACGAGATTTCCGTGACTCATCCTGCTATTGATGATGTTGTACACATCACAATGGATTCCGACTCATCGGTGTCATCTAACGGCGCACTGGTGAACGCCACACAAATCAGATGCGCGTTGGAGTGTGTTACATACGAGCATTTCAAGCGTTATGATCGTGTATACGCGCTTGGGTGCACATTCACTAAATACAAAGAGGCATTGGTGATTAAATGAATAAATTCCAAGAGACATATCGTAATGTATTCCACAGCTGTGGATTTTTATCAAAACCAGGTGACACAGTTACAATTTACGCGGACGATTGTGTTGTGTCTGTAAAAGTTGAATTTACAAACGAAGGGAAAATTAACTATTGCCAGCGTATATTCAGCGCTCTTGACTCTGACTTGCGCAACATCTACTACGGCCTAGAAGAGATGTTTCACGAGGTTCGTGAAGCTCAGACAGAACCAGAATGACTTCATTACACCGACTATATCAACACGTGCTATACGCGTGTAGCTGCCATGCTGAGCCAACAGACAGAGTCACGGTTTATGCGAAAAATTCGGCTGTGTATGTAATCGTTGAGTTCATTAAAAACGATAAACTGTACTCTCGAAGAGAAATTTACGACATTTACGACACATACAAATCCAACTTAGATACAGTTTATTACACTCTTGGTTTATTGTTTGACGCTGCACACGAGTATTATAGAGGACGAGAATGACTGATATAGAAGAACTAGCAGAAGAGCTAGTCCAAATCGAAGACGACAATACGGATATATCTGTTGATGGATCGACCGATTTGTTGACTGATGATGAAGTCGCTGGCGTGATTCGAGACAAACCTGCCAATTTCGTCTATAACCACTTCGGATATTTTTTATGATGAATAAGATTGCATATTACACGCTGCCTACAATTTCGTTTTTGATTGTATTATTTGCATTTGCTATGGCCGGCATTGGAATTGCGTACAAAACCTCAGAGCCGCAAAGGCTACACTGTAAGCGGATTTGCGGCGACGACTACATTGTGGAGTGTAGTGACACAAAAATACATTGCAGGAAGAAATTGGTGGTGAAAGAGTGACATCAGAGGACAAAAAGAAGCTTAAGATAGAGCTGCACAATTTGCGCGATAAGGTATTCATGCCACCTGAATGCGAGATCGCGCTCTGGGAAAAGCAAATTGACGGACAATTCATAGAAAAAAAAGGAAGAAAAATGAGCTATTTAGATTATATCAACGCCCCTCCGCATCACGTTGGCACAGCGTCAGGACGACTGGTTAACCTTATAGACCCGAAATTAGATACTATTTACACCGGCGATATTATCACTGGCATGTGTCATATAAATAGGTATGCTGGTCAGACAGAGACGCCATACACACTAGCCGCGCACACGTTATTTCTTTACACAATAACCGGGGAGCCGTGGGCCCTGTTACACGACGCGCACGAGGTCTACATAGGTGATGTCGCGTCACCAGCACGTGGACTGACAAAGGGTTTGAAGCGAGTTTATAATAAGCTAGACCAGCTCATCTCGTTAAAATACGGCGTTCCAATAGTCGATTTGTCCAAACTGGACAAACTATGCGTGCTATATGAGCTGGCTGTGACCAGGGGTGAGCTACAGCGCGAGTATACAGATGTCGACGAAATCAAAGAGGCTCTAGCGGCTGCATTTAGACTGGAATTTGGAGACATATAATGATTACAGAATGGTACCAACTTTACAACGACCACGTTAATAGGGAAGATTTCGTGCAAAAAATGCTCGAAGGGATAGAAGGGTTAGACAAAGAATCACTAATGAAAGCCAGTGTAAAGATGTTTTTTATGTCTATTTTAGAACCACTTGGGTACGTTCCAACTTCAGAACAATTTGTGGAACTGGTCAACAGAAGGATAGCGAAAGAGCTTGCAGACATATGATCGCACAATCAACATTACAGTACAGTTCTAGCGGAAAACTCAAATTCCTGGTATATGGACAGGGAAAGGTTGGTAAGACCTATATTACACATACGCTTCCGAAGCCATTTGTTGTATCGGCTGAGAAGCGCCTAGTAAGCCTCTCAAAACACGATGTTGGATACTGTTTAGTAGACACCGAGGATGACTGCGTTGAGGCGTACAATTGGCTCAAGAAGTCACCTGAGGCCAAGCAATACGAGTCCGTGGCAATCGACTCAGTTACGACTATATCTGAGTTTATACTCGAGTCATCAATCAAAACAAACAAGGATGTAAGGCAGGCATATCAGGACACCAAAAATCGTGTAATGAAAATGATTCGTAAATTTAGTAGCCTTGATAAGCATGTGTATTTCATTGCACAATTGGACAAAGTTACGGATGAGATGGGTCGCATGCATTATGGCCCTTCAGCGGCTGGACAGGCTCTACCACGTGCGCTAGAGCACATGTTCGACCTCCACATGGCGCTCAGGCCGAATCCAGAATTGAAGGCTGAACATAAGGTCGAATTGTTGTGCTGGTCTGATGGGTTATGGTCCGCTGGTGATAGCTCAGGGCAGCTGGCGCCCACTGAGCCACCTGACCTTGGAAAAATTATAAGCAAGATTCTTAAGTAATAAACTCAAACAAATTAAAGGACACAATGATTAATATCAATATCGACGAGCTTCCAGAAACCAAGACATTTGAGCTGATCCCCAAGGGATGGTATAAAGGGAACGTCGCAGACCAGAATCTGCACCACGCACAGACAGGCGCTGAAATCCTCAATCTTAAGATTCAGCTATCTACGCCTGAGCACGCCGGTCGTGTTGTTTATGGGCGTCTATATACGAGTGGGCCATCCGCCAAAGCGCTCGAGTATGGCCTTGGGCAATTACGTGCAATTATGGTATCTGGTGGTCTTAAACAACTGAGTGATTGGGACCAACTTGTAGGAATCCCAGTGAAGGTTTATATCAAGATTGTGAGCGACGAAAAATGGGGAGATAAGAACGAGGCATCTATGTTTGCTCCAGTGAACGGCTCGGCATCGATTTCAACAAAGCAACAACCCAAATCGCAAACAAAGTCCGCGCAAAAACCAGCCGAAGACGACGATTCCGATCCGTGGAGCTGACATGAAAGACGCCGATCTAGAGCATCTGGACAATAGTCTCCAGAATAGTATTGATAAATATTACGAATCAAAGGAGGAAACGCCGAGACTTTATCTGGGTGGCTCTGAGATCGGCCACTGGTGTCCGCGTCATCTCTGGTACAGCTGGAGGCATGCGCTCACTGAGAGACACTCAGGGCGTAAGCTCCGGCTGTTCCAGCGCGGATATGACGAGGAGATGCGAGTTATTGTATGGCTTTTTAATGTGGGCTATAACATCACATGCTGTGGTGATGATCAATTAGAGCTAGAGAGGCACCACATTAAAGGACACCCTGACGGCGTAATCAATGAAGAGATGATCCTTGAGATCAAGACGTGTGACTTGGCCTCATTCCGCAAATACATCTCAAAAAACCCTAAATATGAGCCACATTTCATCCACAACGAGGTATCTGCAGATGTGTTGCAGTCGTCACGCCTGTTGCAACGGGCGCCACAACACTGGATTCAATGCCAGATATACATGGGTATGTCAGGATATCATAAATGCCTATACGTTAGAGTCTGCAAGGACAACGACTTCATTGCTAGCGAGGTCGTTGAATTCGATGAATCAGTGTTCAATGCGCTAATGGTGTACGCTGACGCTTTGTCGAAAATGAGCAAGGCACCACCACCACCAGTGGCACATCCTGAGAAATTCTATAAATGCAAGATGTGCCAGTGTCAAGCAATATGCACAAAGAAAGAGCCCGCTCCCAACGTGCACTGTAGAACGTGCTCACACGCATCATTCGATAAAGACTGGCGGTGCGCGCTACATCCAAAACGACCAATACCTGAGTCGTTTCAGCTCACTGGGTGCGAGTCACACACGCTAATGCCAGATATGGTGCCTTGGCACAACGACAGGCGCGACGAAGTGCACCCCGAGAAGGTATGGGTAATTGATGGAGAACCAGTGCGCAACGGAGATTCTGACGCATTCACATTGAGTTCGAAAGAAATATTAGAAAAGCATAGGGAACATAAATGAAAGCAAAGCCTTTTTTGAAATGGGCCGGTGGTAAGGGCAAGCTAACCACTAAGATCTTAGCCGCGTTACCGGAGCGAATTGCTCACTACCATGAGCCGTTTCTTGGTGGCGGGGCTGTGTTCTTCGCTCTCGCGAACGCAAATAGGTTTGATAACGCTTACATATCAGATGCTAACACTGATCTGATAACAACGTACATAGTGGTAAGGGACCATGTTAGTGACCTAATATCAGAGCTGTCTGGGTACAGATCCACCGAGGATGAGTACTATCATAGGCGTTCATCAAAACCACTTGATAGTATAAAGTTAGCCGCCTGGTTCATTTACGTGAACAAATGCGGGTTTAACGGCCTGCACAGGGTAAATAAAAAAGGTAAGTTCAACGTGCCGTGGTGTAGACGTAGCGATGTGCGTATTTTTGACGAAGCAAACTTGACCGAATGCTCAGAAGCGTTATCACGAGTGTCCATATTCTCGTGTGATTTTTCCGACAACATTGGAGACGGACGCGACGATGTGACGTATCTAGACCCTCCATACTTACCCATCTCTATCACAGCAAACTTCGCCTCGTACACATCGCCTGGCTTCTCTAATGATGACCATGCCCGACTATCGACAAAGTCAAAACAGGCAGCTACACGCGGTGTAACTTGTGTTGTGTCAGGGGCTGACACGGAGGCCACTAGGGAATTTTATAAAGGATTTGCGTTCGAAACTGTTTCAGTGAGACGAAGCATCGCCGCGAACAAAGAGTCAAGAAAAGCCATCACCGAGGTAATCATGACACCAATATTAGGAGATTCATGACATGGGGATTAAATACATAACAAATGAATATGTTACATTAGTAACACCATCAGGGCTGTCATACGAGAAACAAGTGATGTATATCAGCCCGGTATCCATCACAGTAAACTGGGGAAATTGCGCTGGTTATGCATCGTTTGACATCAACACAGGGATGCTGTGCGGCCATAAAGGCAACAGCGTTTTCTGTGTCGATCTAGAGTCGCTGAAGCGGTTGCGCGAGATTGTAGAGAATGACATGGGCTCTCGCCTCAAGAAGCTAAGATGGGGCGCAGAGAAGTGGTGATAGAATGACATTACGTGAGTACCAGCAACGGGCTGTAAATCAGCTGTATGAGACAGTCAGGGGTGGCTCTAAGCGGCCATGTTTAGTACTTCCCACGGGGGCTGGTAAGAGCCACATCGTCGCCCAGATATGCAGAGACGCCGTGGAAAGATGGCCTGGTAATAGGGTGCTGGTGCTCACGCATGTCAAAGAAATCATCGAGCAAAACTACAACAAACTGATACAAGCCTGGCCGAACGCGCCGGTAGGCGTCTATTCTGCCGGTATGAGGATGAAGGAACTTGGAGAGCCCATTACGGTTGCCGGGATACAATCTATAATAAAACGTATAGATGACATAGAGACTCCGAATGTAATTGTTATAGACGAATGCCACCTAGTTGGCCATCGCGATGAGGGCTCATACAGGACGCTGATTGCGGCGTTCGAGTCACGTAACCAGGCGCTCCGTGTCGTAGGTCTCACCGCTACCCCGTACCGCCTGGGACACGGTTTAATAACAGATTCACCGGCGATATTCGACACGTTGATTGAGCCAGTGTCGATTGAAGAGCTGGTGATTGACGGTTACCTGGCGCCACTACGCAGCAAGCTGGCAGATCGCACGATAGACGTCAGCAATGTGCACAAACGTCGTGGTGAATTCGTAGAGTCTGAACTACAGGCAGCCGTTGATACGGTAGAGCAAACAAACACAATTGTTAATGAGATAGTGGCACGTTCTGAAGGCAGAAAACATTGGCTGATGTTCTGTTCCGGCGTTGTCCATTCATTCCACGTGCGAGATGCATTGCGCGCCAAAGGAGTCACTGCCGAAACAATTACCGGTGAAACATCAAAAAAAGAACGCGAGAGGTTGCTGTTCGAGTTCAAACGAGGGAACATAACGGCCATCACAAACGCAAATGTGCTAACTACAGGGTTCGATTTCCCTGACATAGATCTCATAGCAATGATACGCCCAACTCTAAGCGCAAGCCTTTATGTGCAAATGTGTGGCAGAGGAATGAGACCAAAATCAAAAACGGACCATTGCCTTGTGCTAGATTTCGCAGGCAACGTTTCGAGGCATGGGCCAATCACGCGCGTTGTGCCGCCAAAACGCAAAGGAAGCTCGAAAAAAGGAGAGGAATGCCCCACGAAGTCATGCCCGCAATGCAATGAGATACAACATGCATCAGTCAGGACGTGCGAGTGTTGCGGGTTCGAATTCCCTAAGCCAAAACCAAAGGACTTGCTGCTACACAACGATGACATCATGGGTATTGAATCGTCGACAAAGCCTATATCATCGTGGCTTTGGGAGGTTCGTACGAGCTTCCATGCTGGCATAGAAATGTTTTGCGTGACGTATAAATCGCACCCAAACGACACAGGTATTACTGAATACGTTACAGTTAAACACGACGGGTACGCAGGCACAAAGGCGCGCAAGTTGATGGACCTAGTGTGTTATGAATGCAACATACCTGCTATAGACACACGAGATTTGCACAAGGCGGCGGATGAGCTTAACGCTTGCCAGCCCCCACATGAGATCGAATACAAAAAAGATGGCAAATACAATCGAGTACTACGCCGTGTTTGGTGGCGCCAGATGGAGGCCGCTCTGTGATTGAGGATCTTAGGCAGCATATACACGCCGCCCTCGGAGAGGCGCCTAAATCAATCGTACTAGATGGGAGGGTACACCGTTTCGGTCCAAAAAGATCATCGGAACCATTTTGGTACATAGCCTATGGTGACGGTATTCCAAGCGCAGCATTCGGTTCATGGGCGAGTAGGGAGTCTTATAAATGGCATTATAAATCTGGTAAGCCACTGTCAAATGAAGAGCTAGAGCTGCAACATGCTCGATACAAAGAGGCCATTAAAGCGCGAGACGCAGAGCGTAAAGCGCGCGCTGAGCAGGCGCGTCACACATGTCTACAACTCTGGGAATCCGCGTCAATAGCGAGTGATGAACACCAGTATTTGTCGCGAAAAAAAGTAGCATCATACGGTTTGCGGCAGACCACAAATGGAGATCTGTTGGTGCCCCTATTCGGGTCCAATGGAGAGCTCACGTCGCTACAACGAATCGAGCCAAGCGGTGACAAACAGTACTACCCTGGTGGTGTTGTTGAAGGGTCTAGTTTCACAATCGAGGGATACGGTGACACAGTATACATAGCCGAAGGATACGCAACGGCTGCCACGATCCACGCGGCCACTGGAGCTACAGTCGAGGTAGCATTCAGCTCTGGCAACATACCTCACACAGCTGGATCTATTTGCGAACGTCATAAGGGTAAATCAGTAGTAATTGTTGCTGATAACGACCCTAGAGAGGCCGGTGAGAAGGCAGCAATCGAGGCGTGCGAGGCCTATGAGTGTACGTATATAATGGTGCCAAGCGTAGGGCAGGACGCAAATGACTTCGTGAATTCAGGCGGTGATTTGGTTAAGCTGCTGATACCAAAACCACCATGGCTTGCTACATTCTCTAGTCTCATTGCGCAGCCTGAGCCAGTTAAATGGATCGTGAAAAACTGGATACCGCGTGGTGCACTAGGGATGCTTCATGCCACTAGTGGAGCAGGTAAGACATTCGCAATGCTTGATATTGCGCTTCGAATAGCGTCAGGTATGAGCGACTGGTGCGGCAATATTATCCGTGGTGGCACTGTGGTATATCTTGCTGGCGAGGGTCACAACGGTGTCAGAGAACGCCTAGCTGCATGGTCTCAACGTCACGGTATCAGTGATAGTGATCTATACGTATCACGCACTGGATGCTCATTAGATACACGCGAGGGCCTTCACACTGTGATGTCTGCAGTATCATCATTGCCTCAAACACCGGTGTTGATTGTGGTAGACACCCTTCATCGGTTTTTAGAAGGAGATGAGAATTCGTCACAAGACGCATCGAAAATGATACGTGCATGCGATGAATTGCGCGATGAATTTGGGTGCTCCGTAATGCTCGTACACCACACTGGACACAGCGAGATCGCGCAAACAAGGGCGCGTGGATCGTCAGCGTGGAAGGGTGCGCTTGATTTTGAGATTTCAATGAGCGTCCAGGACGACTTGAGAATTTTGAAGCCAGTGAAGGTCAAAGATCGCGCGTGCCCATCATCTATATATCTATCATTAGATCCTGTAACTATAGACGGATGGATAGATGAGGATGGAGAGCCTGTGTCGAGCCTTGTGGCTGTTGAGGCCTGTAGGCCACCTGAGGTCCAGGCGCCGTCCGCAAGCGCGATAGCTTGCGCCCTAATCGGTTCTGTGTGGCACTCAGCTGGTCGCGAGCAATCCAATGGGTCCCCAACAATATCGAATTCCGCTGCCAAGAGAATATTACAAAAGAAACACGGGCTAAAACCACGAGCGGCGGATTCCACTATCACTGAATGGACTACGTCTGGACTAGCTGAGTCAGATGGAAAAAATATTACAATCACAGACCCAGCAACCGCGTCAGTGTTATTGCTGAAATAGGTTGCGCGGTATAAAACAAACGTCTATAACTGAACACCTCAGCAGGAGAATACATATGACTACAAAAGATTCAAAAACCGTACCAGTCCGTTTAAGCCAATCGGCCGCCGAGAAATTACAAAAGTCTCAATTGTCACGACGCGAAACAGTGGAGCGTGCATGCCAAATGGCATTCGGAACCCCATGCGGACAGTATCGTTCGTACGAGTCGGGCAAGCGTCCAGGTCGACCATCCAGCGCAATCAATAGGGTCGCGTTGATTGACCGGTCGTTAGCAAATTCATTGACCGAACGGCAGATTCGTTTGTCAAAGTCTGATGAGTTTGAGGCTTCACTGGAATACGTTGTCTCTGTAAACACGCCTAGTGCAGCGAAATGATTGACCATATGATCGATTACGAACGGCAGGCCTACGAGCAACAAGTTGACGAACTTCGCAGGCAGTTGACGATCGTGATTAACAGGAATATTATCCTAGAAGAGAGGCTTCAAAAAAGTGGGTACCCAATCGGACAACCAGACAGTTCTGGAGTATCAGAAGCGCGCGGTTGCCTTTCTGGAAAGTGTTGTACCAGCCGACCTGAATAGCGAAGCGTGCCAGCTGGTCTGCCAAGGTCGCCAGAAATACAAACGATACTCGGGGTGTGCAGACCTCGCCTATGCGATGTATGAATCACTGGGCCTAACGCACAAAAACATAAACAGAGACATAATTAGTACACCTCAGAATGAGTGGATAATAGGACTAAATGTTTCACTTTTAACATCATGGAAAGGTGTTGCACAGCCATTCAGTGGTTACGAAGCAATTGACGGCGGAGACGTACTTGTGTGCTGGAGTAAAGCCGACGCGACTGACTCGCATGTGGCATGTGTCGAGGTGTGTGACCCAGACAATAATTACATGGTTTGCGCTGAATATGGGCAACAAACACCACAAGTAGGCCGACGAAAACTATACAAAATTCCAGAGGTTAATAGAAAAAAACCTTGGAAGATCCATATACCACTGTACAAGGTTTTGTATGCATGTGGAGTCTTAAATGAAACATGACATCATAGACGCCGATGGCCTAATGAATGGCTACCGTGTCGAGCAGAAGAGGCGTCATAAGACAGGTTGGATCTGGCCAGAGGAGCACAAAACTCTCGGAGAAGCAAGGGCTGACGCGCTATACAGGAGTAACGACGGACGCACGTGCAGGATTACCCAGATCACAGAAGTGGTAATAGAGGTGTTGAAATGAGACACCCACGAGTGTCAGAGGACAGTACGGATTATAAGTACCAAATAGAATTTCTTTCCAACGAAAATGTATGGATACATAATTTTGAGCACGAAAACTATGATGTCGCTTACAAACAAGCAGGTCGCCTGCACAACACATACTTTGTGCCAGTTAGAATTGTACAAGTAGCTGAATCAATAACTGACATATTCGAGCAAGACAGCACCGAGTAGACTTATCGTTAATTCCGAACGGCTGGACAAGAAATCGTCTGGCCGTTTTCGTATTTATATGTTGACGTTTCTTCAAG